GTCACTTCAGAGTCTTGCACTCTTACCATTGTATTCATCTTCTCCACGCAAGACTTGCATGCACGTTCTGCACCGTTGTTTAAATCCCCAAGAATAATCTGGCCGGAATCTCGCATGTGGGCATACGCTTTGAGATATTTATTGTGATTTTGACTCACGTTATTACATCCTCTGCAGCAGCACGTTGTGAAGAAAGATACCCCATTAGAATTTAGCTCGTTGTGCAGGCTCATGTAATGGCCTGTGGTGTCAGTGTTGAATTTAGAATACGTGTTGCATGTAAATGTTGTGTTTTTCTCAGCAATCAGCCAAGCATGTGCAGTCTCAAGACCCGCGTAAGTTGCACTACTGCAAAAAATTGGTACGACTATTCTATCTTCATATGTGTGCGGATATGCCTTTTGAATTTAACGTTTGTTGAATACCCCTCCAATCTTTGTGGTCGTAATTATAACAACTTAAATCTAATACTTTCTGGAGTTAATTGTCACAACTTTATCGTTGATCTCATCCAATATGTGTTGAGAATTCATGCCATTTTTGTAAACATCTAAAGATATGCCTAAATCGTGGTGTTTGTTTTTCAAATAAGCAATAGGGTCGGCGAAATGATAAACGTACCGTAATTCTCCTGTGTTAAGTTTGTGTTCAAATGATTCTAATATTGTTGCAAGTACAGTTGCGACACATTGACTACGCAGCCCTTACCCGACATTGTAAATCTCAGGTTCTTTGAAGCCAATTTGCGTGGTTAATAGCTCATCGATTTGATCATGATTTAACAAACAAGGTGTGCGTAAACCATACGCACAGGTGCGTAACAAATATTAATTCGCATTCTCCAACTAAACAATTATTGGACCATTTTTCCTGATGCGTTTAGCAAGTGTTACAGTGTCTTTCTGTGGTGTTAGTAATGATTGTACAAGGTCACGCAATTGGTAATCATTGTGTGCAACATGATGGTTGATTTCTCCGAATTGAATGTTGATAACAGCGTTGAAACTAATCTTCGAGTCACGACCAGAGACAATGTCCTAAAGACTAATGGTGTCAACAGCAGCATACATTATTGCGTGAATAGGTAAACGTAGCGCGCTATCGTAAACATTATAATCCTCACCACCTTACATAACAGTTTTTGCATCTGCGTACGGTTAATTTGATATCCTGTTTCTTAACGGTTCAGGTTAATAATCAAACAGCAGACCGTTGTTAACTTTCACTTGCTTTTGAATATCATGGAATTTAAACAATGTACCGTAAACACGCTTTTCGAGATCACCTCCGTAGACAATTGTAGTCTCATTCGAAACAGATTTTGGTATGCAAGTCATGTAGAAATGTTTAACTAATGGGCCATGGAAAATTGCAGTAGTATTGCCTATCGAGATGGTCACTGCGTTAATCTCACCTTACGTGTTTGCTTCAACATCAAGTGATTATTCATTGTGTTCTCCATCGCGTGCACGCACAAGCACATTGTAAAATATCGTTGGTGAATTTGTGCAAACAATTGAGATCTGCCTAGCACCGAAATTTGCAGTGAACATTTCCATGTAATAAACATCAAGCTCATTTGGTACATTGATCCTAAAATTACGAGAATCGGGCCATTATTGCGTGAAATCAAGGTCAGAATGTGCGTTTTACTTTTTAACATATGAACCAAATTAAAGTATGGTGTTCTGATCAAAGTTTGCT